TGGTGTTTGAATAAAGAGTTCGGTATCCGCTGGCTGTGTTGCTATTACCAGTAGTGCTTGTATAGAGAGCTTGGTATCCGTTAGCTGTGTTGTAATTTCCAGTGGTGTTGGTGTAGAGAGCACTTCCTCCAAGAGCTGTGTTGTTTGAACTAGTGGTTGATGAAAAAAGTGCATAATACCCTACTGCTACATTACGAGATCCTGTGGTGAGATATCTTCCAGATTGATCACCAACGGCTGTATTGCCTTGTTGAGATCCAGTTGTTGCTGCATAAAGAGCATCAACACCAACCGCTGTGTTGTTTGTAGCAGTTGTGCAAGACCTCAGTGCATTCGTTCCAACAGCTGTATTCCTACTCCCAGTGGTATTAGAGAGCAAACACTGGTAGCCCATGGATGTATTATTGCCACCAGTAGTGTTGCTATAAAGAGCGTCTCGACCAGCAGCTACGTTGGGAGTGCCAGTGGTATTACTATAGAGAGCATTATATCCGGTAGCTACGTTATTACTAGCAGTGGTGTTGGAAAGAAGAGCACTAAACCCAAGGGCTGTGTTGTTAGCACCAGTGGTATTAGTTTTAAGAGCATTTAGTCCAACAGCACTGTTTGCAGCACCGGTAGTGTTTGATTCAAGAGTTAGTGCTCCAAGAGCCGTATTGTTAGCGGCAGTGGTGTTGGCATAGAGAGCAGATCTCCCAAGAGCTGTGTTGTTCTCACCAGTGGTGTTTGTAAATAAGGTAGTATATCCAACAGCTACGTTGTAAAGTCCAGTGGTGTTTCCGAACAGTGCAGATCTTCCAACTGCTGTGTTGTAGTTTGCAGTAGTGTTTGACCCAAGAGCACCAACGCCACTTGCTGTGTTTTCACTTCCGGTCGTGTTTAAAGCAAGGGCACCATAACCGCTTGCTACATTCATATTACCGGTAGTGTTTGCTTGTAACGTAGTTCTACCATTTGCTGTGTTGTTAGAACCGGAAGTATTGGAAAAAAGAGCTTGTATCCCGGTAGCTGTGTTGTAAGAACCAGTGGTGTTTAGATGTAGAGCACTTGTTCCGACTGCAATGTTTGAAGAACCCGTAGTAGTGTCAAATAAAGCTTGAATACCAACAGCTGTGTTACTAGACCCTGAAGTATTGTCATTAAGAGCTAAATAACCAAGTGCTGTATTACCATTAACGTCACCCGCACCACGGCCAACAGTGATGCCATGAATCAGTGCGTCCCCACCATTAACATCGAGAAGTGCTGAAGGAGTTGCAGTAGAGATACCTACCCTGTCATTACCTGCATCAATGTGAAGAAGGTTGGCATCACCGTTTCCTTCAACGCGGAAATCTAAATCATTACTTGCGTCATTAAATACGATTTCTGAGCTACCAAACGAAGCACGCTCAACACCACCTGTCGTGATAATAAGTTCGTCAGACGCAGGGCGTGCGAGACCTGTGTTCGTATCTGACGTGAAAAAGATGCTTGGACTAGCAGCAGATCCGTCAGCAAAGCCACTGCTCAGACCGGTAGCACTAAATACACCAACCTCAGTACCAGCACATGCGATGCCGATTTCATTAGCTGCTTTAGAGAAGAACCCCGTGTCCTTGTCTGTCACAAAGGTAATCGATGGGGCGGATACACTGCCCGCAGGAAAGTCAACACCTACATTGACATAATCAGCGCCAGCAAGAATTACACCGAAGAAGCTTGCACTGCCTGAGGGTGCTGAACTAAATACAATATTACCGCCGCTAAGATTAAAACCGGAAGAACCTGTAGGATCAGGCTCCTGAATAACACCAGCGACTGAAATTAAACATTGCTGGGGATTAATTGGTAAAGGTACAGGTGCTGCACCACCTACTTGTAGGGCAAAACTTGTAACACTGCCATTGAAAGAAGAACTAATATCATCAATGATCAGATAACTTTGAAAAGCTACCTCAAGGTCGTTACCGATGTAAGCCATTTAAAAATTTTACAGACTGGGCTGGACAGGCCAACTGATATCTTCTAATCTAGCAGCCTGATAAGTTTGAGGAAGATCACGAAGTGCTTGTCTGTATGCAGCCCAAGCAGCCTGATCAATGGTAGAACCTGGGGTCATCACCCAGTCAGTGGAACGTAAAAGAGCATCTCTTTTCTGTCTTACTACACGCCAAGAAGAATCTTCCTGCGAAAGAATTGCAACGGGATTAAGAAGAGCCTCTAGCTCCTCCACACGAAGAGTTAACGCCTTTACTGATTCTGTAGCTTCATTAACTGTTAAGCCCATGATTTATTAAGGAGTCTGCTCTAAGTAACTAATTGATAAGTCTAGAGATGTTGCTGTATTGCTACGTGCTCTAAGCACATCATTTGATTCAAGAATAATCTTTGATCCAGCGATGACTTCCAATGTCGAACCAGCTGGTACTGGGGCATTACGAATTAGATAAACATCGTCGCCGGTATTTGTGACCAAATAAATATCAACATCAGCGCTACTACTGGCTTTATTCGAAACAAGACAGCTAAGCAAAACCAAGGTTGCAGTGTTTCCTGCAGTAAGAACGTTAGTTGCGGCATCTGTGATTACCGTAGTAACGAGGCTTGACTTGGTGTCGATTTTAAAAGTGTTTGCCATATTATCCTAAAGCGACAATCAGAGCGAGGTTTTCGGATGAATCGAATGCACCGCTTACTGTTAAACTTCCAGTAATCGTGACATTACCAGGAACGCTAATAGCGCCAGCTGAATCTATTGTAAGCCTAGCAACACCACCCGTCACGAATGACACTTGGTCAGGTCCCGGTGAAATAATGCCGGTGTTGGGATCAGAGGCAAATTTTAAAGCGCAACTACTTAGTGAGCCTACAGCAAGTTGAGAGTTGCTCCCATCATCTCTGAGAAGAGGAAATCCTCCTGCTGTTACTGCATCGTGTATTACGCATGCATTCTTATCAGTGTCGACACTAACTTCACCAGCAGCGCCTGTAAAGACTGAATGCTGGACAGTTGTGCCTCTGCGAAATTGTACTTGGGTTGCCATAGATCTATCCTAATGCAACTGCAATTGCGGTAGCAAAATCTTCTGTAGCGATTGTTCCGCTCGAATTAGGAGCGGTCATCGTTCGAGTTGTTGAGGATGCTATACCAGAGCACTCGAAAGCAAGTTGTTTTGTGTTGTCTGAGTTATCTCTAACTCTAAAGCCACTATCGTTAGTCACTACTGCAGCTGAAGTGACAGAGGTTAAGCCCGTAATTGTTGTTGCCGAACTGCCTAATGCGATCGAGGTTGATCCGACTGTGACAGTTGAGTTTGCAAGTTGGGAATTTGGAATCGCATTCGTGCCGAATTCACCCGTAGAACTGTTATATGTAAGACCTGATCCGGACGCGACACTAAGATGAGCACGTACTTCACTAGCACTCGGGCCTGTGTAAGTTATTACTCCTGTCGAATTGTTATAAGCAAGACTGCCATCACCACCAGAGTCAGTGACTGAGATTTCACCTCTTATGTTTGCAGCTGTAACTTTTGTATAAGTAAAAGCACCTGTTGAATTGTTATACGCTAAAGATCCATGGCCCGTTCCGCTATTACTTGCACTTAGAGACGTGAGCAGAGCTACAGTACCAGCGGCATCTGGGAAAACTATTGAACGATCTGCAGTGGCATTCGTTACTGAAATAGTTGTTTCGTTCGCATCAGCACTAGAACCTTCGAATATAATGCCAGAGGAATTTATAAGAATTCCGTTTGCTGCGTCTGCTGCACCAACTCGTACGGTAGTTGTCCCCTCAAGTGTGGTGGATGTGAGCGACGTAAGACCAGCAACCGTGGTTGCGGTGGCACCAAGTGAAATGCTTGTCGAACCGACCGTTAACGAGCTGTTGGCTAGCTGGCTATTTGGTATTGCATTTGTACCGAACTCCCCTGACGAGTTGTTATACGTAAGTCCCGATCCAGATGCAACACTTAGATGAGCGCGTACTTCACTAGCGCTAGGTCCTGTGTAAGTAATTACACCGGTGCTCGAGTTATAAGCAAGACTGCCATCACCACCAGAATCAGTAACAGATATTGCACCTCTTGCTCTGGCATTTGTAAAGTACTGATTAGTACCTTCAGACAGGTCAGAAGTACTATTTCCAGCAAGATTTAACTTATCCGAAGAGGTGTTCAGCTCCTGGATAAACCCTGAATTAAGGATTAATGAGTTTTTTGTTGCCATGGATCTATCCTATCAGTGGTAAAAATTAACTCAGAAGAATCGGAGGTTCCAATTGAATGGTTAAGTTCGCTGTTGTAGATGCCTCACCTACTCTCACCAGATATTGTCCAGCTGTCGATGGTGGTGTTGCTGTTATACCCCCGTATCCTGTAGCAAGATAAAACGGATCTCCTGCATCTAAACCAGAAGTAGCGAGGACACCGATCGTAAGAACACGCACTTCTTCACCTATATTCTTCGCGGTCTGAGCAAAGCCAACAACAGTAGCTTCATCAAGCGTTCCCGCAGCTCGCGCTAAGCCAACCTTGCCATCTGAAGAACGTGAATAAAGAGCTGCACCTTGAGTCACATTTTCAAATGCTAAAGCACCAAAACCAGCGACTGCATAGACGGTCTTACCTGCCATGGTGTCTTTCAAGTCAATGAGTACTTGAGTAAAACTCTCAGCGTTCGGAGAGTATGGTTCGTAATTGCTGACTCCTGCCATCAGTTCAGTCTCATTGGAGGCTCAAGTTGAATGCTAAATTTAGATGTAGTTGCTCCTTCACCAACACGTGCTACAAATTCACCAGATCCTGTAGGTGGTGATGTGGCTATAGCTCCAGGAGTCGTGCTGAGAAAGTACACATCGCCTGGGTCGATAGCGCTTGGATAATCAAGCAATCCAGCAACAAGGACTTTCACAGCTGCACCTGATGCCGCAGCGTCATCTGCGAAACCGACAACAAGAGCTTCGTCCTGTGTGCCATCAGCCTGCGCTTTACCTACTTGCCCATCACTACTCCTCATATACAGCGCATCGCCGTCAGCCACGGCCTCGAAAGTGGTGGTGTCAAAACCGATCCTTTCTGGCGCAAATACAGGAAAACCTTCTTTTAGATCGATAACTGCATCAACCAGGCCACGATAGTTTGGCTCGTAAGGTTGCCGAGTCATTGTGAAGGCATTGGCAGTCATTAGGTCTACTAAGACTGCAATTGCGCCTTCTATATTGGGCTCATAGCCGGTTGCCATATTTCAACCCTATAATTAATAATTCTAAATTGTTTGACCCTTTAGAATAGATAGATAAGAGAAGCAAGCATGTCACCTGAATTGATAACTGCTGTAATCACAGGTGGCATTGGCGCCTTTACGGGACTTTCGCGTGCCTTGAACAATTTTAACAAGAAAATCGAAAAACGCTTTGAAGGTCTTGAACAGGATTACGAGTCTCTTTACAATAAAGTCACAAAAGAATATGTGTTGAAAGAAGATTTCAGACGTGAAATTGGGTCAGTGCATACCAAGCTTGACCGAATAATCGACCACTTATTATCTCATTAGAGTGTGACCCAGGCAGAAGCATCTGCGTCATACATAAGAAAATTAGAGGCGGCGCTGTCATAGTGAAGCTGCCCATCGACAGGACTTGTAGGTTGGCCTGCACTTCTTGATACAACAGCCTTCACCGTCTTAAAGCTGGTTCCATCATTAATTTTAAGTATCTGCGTACTTGCTGTATCCAGCCAGGACTCACCTTTACTGTTACTAGTAAAGCCAACACCAGAGGCATTGGGTGCTGTAGCTCCTACAAAGGTCGGGCCTGCTTTAATTAAACCAGTGCCTGAATCTTTGAAAAATAGACCTGGCTCTCCTGCATTTGTATTGATAGCAAGCTCACCGTCACCAAGTCTTGTGGGGAATGGGCGGTCTCTTAAAACAGAGGAGCGTCTGGAGAGTATTTGTACCGACATTTAAGTATTGATGTATGCACCGGCATCAACTATTCTATCTTGATCAGTCAATGGGCTGTAAGTACTGGCTTCAATCTTCACAACGGATGCTGTACTTTCTGTCGGAATACCGCTGAGATATTCTCCTCCCTCCACAAAACCTTGCTCAAATTCATCGGTGTACTCACTCAAAGGTTGATCAATCAAGCCAAACTTTGCGTTCTCAATTACCTCAGGTTGTAGGTTAAAAAGCTTGTTCACCAACTGCGCAAACCTGCTAGTTGTATTAAAAACAGTTCCTGCTCGGTCAAGCAAGCCTTGAGCGTTACGTCTGATATCGTCTGTCAATAACATCGAAGGCGCCGAAGCTCTGAAGTCAGCAACATCTTCAGGATTATTGTTCTGCCCTGTGATGTTTTGCGTTCCAGCCCAGCCAAAAAATTGCCTATCAAAAACATATTTCTCAGCTGCTTCTTTTAATTTAATTGATTCTTTTTCAAAATTTTTGTAGAAAGCTTGTAAACCTTTGCCAACAGGTTGATCACTTGGCTCTAGAAGCCAGGTTCCTACATACTCATGTGGTTGAAGGTTTGAAACATCACAATATCCTGATGTCGTATCACTGAATGGGTAGACAATCACAAATATATTAGAGTCTGTGACTGACGAAACTAAATAATCTCCACTGAGGGCTGCTCCGCTAGTAAAAGTAATTTTTACGCGCTTATTCTGCTCCAACCCGTGGTCAACTGCATTGATTGTGATGTTAGTACCACTCTGTGTGTACGACGAAGACAATGAAATCGGCTGCCCGCCTTCATCATGAATCAAAGCCCACATGGAGGCATATATATGTTTACACCAACGGGGCTGATAGTAAAGCAGTGTTTGAGAAGCAAACTCCGCTGTATCTTCGTACTCAGGTAGTTGGTAAAAATTGTTTACAGTTGTATAGCCAAAATCTTCAAAAACACCTGGGTTGTCCCTGCTATTACTGAGCTCATTGTTTTTATTTATTGTTTGTCCTGGACTTAAGTTCTGTACAGGTGTAACAGGAAATTTCTTTTTGCTTTTGTCTTCAAAAAGATTGTATCCTTTTCTTTTTGTATAATCTTGACAGCTACACTGCCATCTCAATTCAGTGGTAAGGTATCTTCCAACTGTAAATCCTCGGTGCGCTGGGACAACTGTGGCAGTCTGTCCTGATATGGTTTTAGCCCCGTAGCTATCTTTACGTTGAAAAATTATTTCCTTTGTTGTCGCATCAGAGCCTGTGACCGTGAAACCAACATAATCAGTGTAATCAAACCCTCTTATAAGACGATTGACTTTTACATTGCCACTCGTAGAGCTACTCGTAATAGTTAAGAAAGTAAAAGTAGTTGTTGAGGTGACAGTAATTGAATAACGACCTGATGATACATCTCCAGTAGAAACATCTAGAAACACTTTGTTGCCAGTAGCAAGACCATGGGCAGAACCAGTGGTAACTGTTACTGTCGAGGCAAATCTGCTATATGTCGAATCAATACCAGGATCACGTTCGACAATACGGTCAGTCATTCGCTCATCCTTCAAAAGACTGACCTGTTCAGGTAGTTCGCGAAGCTTTACCCTGGTGTTTATCCACCTTGTATCAGTAAAAATCGTCGATAAGTAATAAGTGACGTTTCCACTTGTCGTAGCAGAGGTCGCTGCTGTCAGAGTAAATGTATTCTGCGTCCTAGAAATAATCGCCAAGGTGTCATCAGTAGCCGAACCTGTTGTGAAGTCGAGATATATTTCGTCACCTATAAAATAATTGTGATTTGACTTTGTAACAGTGATGGTAGTCCCTGATTGTGCGTAAGTTGCACCTAATCCAGCTGATAAATAACGTACTTCATCTATAGGAATGCCAATATCGTAAAAAGAAAACGAATTTGTATCACGCATTCCTACCAGCTGCTCACCTATCTCATTACTTGCTGATGGATAGGTGAAAAGGCGAGCGGGAACAAAGATTCCTGGGAATTGTTGGAACGAAAAGTATAAACGATAATCCCCACGGGCATTTCTCTCCCGGAAAAACGAGCCTAATGTGCTTTGAGTGATGGAATACAGCTCAAAACCCCTTCTCCAACGTGACCAAAGGGAATCTTGGTTGTAAAAACGGATTTCACTAGCGTCTTGGGGCTTATTGGTCGTGTCGAATGGGTTTTCTGCCGCTGCACGACGATTTGGGCCTTCGAAAGATGTTAATCTGCCGAAATTTTTGTCCTGATTACGGTCAAAAGGCCCAGACGAAGAGCTTTTGAACTTGTTTAGTCCAAAAGGCATGGCAATTAATCAATAGAAGCCGCCCTGAACACCGACATAGAAGCCATTTGTGAGGGCGGTGGCCCCACTTACAGCCGCATAGAGGGCTTGCCCACGCTTGAGCATCAATCCACGACTTTTCAGTGCTTTATTGCTATTTGCGCTGCCCATATTTGTACCTGCCTGCACCACTGGGTGATTAATAAAAGGTAAATCCTCTTTATCAGTTAGGCTATAAACTACTTCGGAGCCCAACGCCTCAATACTGGAGACAAAAAGTGGGAAGAATTGATTGGTGTTGCTGACAGTGCCAACGTTTACTAAATAGAAACAAATATCAATAGGAAGGCGAACGCTCACGTTACCGGTGATAGTGCCACTGAGGCTCGGAATGGCTGCGGTGAACGTTGTCGGGGTGACCGTGGCGATAGTCAATTCAGAATCGATGGGAACGGCGCCTGAACTGTAAGAGGTGAAATCACACCACACCTTTTGCCCAACTCGTGCATTGTGCCCACCAGCGATGGTCACAGTCACCGTCGTACTGTTAGCAGAATAGGTCCCCGTGGTGACAGCCTGCGCGTCAATAAACTCGAGACAACGCTTTGTATAACGCAGCCAAATTTCATCGATGTAGGCGCCAGAAATAGACGTGTTCGTCGCACCGGAGTCAACATCAAAAATCTTTGTTGCGTTACCAACAGCAGTAGGAACAAGGTTTGTGCTGAAGGCCTGACCTGAAGAAACGGTCAACAACGTCGAGGTTGTTGCCGGACGATCGACCATCAATGGTTGCTTATTAGAACTACTGCTTGACACTTCTATCAGCTGATAACGTTATTTGTATTATAGCGGAATAGGTTTAGTCTTTCTTTTTCTTCTCTTCTATGCGCTTACGTGCCTTGGAGAGAGCATCCTTACGCTTCTCCTTATCGCTCATCTTGGCTTCTTTATCGGAACCCTCCTTTCCTTCCTGTTTCTTCTTAAAGTGAGCCAGGAGCTCTGGGGGCATTTTATTTTTAGCCATGCTTAAAAGCGTGAATAGATATTGCCAGCACTAGCTAAATTATTGCCGGCTCCTTGCAGATATCTTGAACGTGCTTGTTTTGACACCATGTCAGGATTGTAAGAACTACTGAATTGTTCATCCAAAAGATCAGGTGTGCCGATGATGTCTTTAGGTCCTGTTCCCAGCGCTTGTCCGGCTAAACGATCAACAACTTGCTGAGCATCTGCGGCCAACCCTGGGGCTTCGACAACGATACGGTCACCTTGAGGGGATGGGTTTCCTGATGGAGATGATTTAGCTTGCCCCATTTACTTAATCAACTGATTTAGGTCTCGTAAGTTTTAATAATTTCCGCGAAGTTCATCGCGCAAGTCGGAGCCAGAAACATAAGGCTCAGGACTATAACCTGGCACTAATAATTCTAACGGAAGTCTATCCCCTGCCATTCTTGTACGAGTCCTTACTCCGAAAGTTGCTTTTCCTGCAGGTTCAGCTGGTATATCGCTCCGGCGTAAGCCCAGCATGTAACCCACGTTAGTCCGAGGTTTAACCACATCAAAGTGCTGCCACAATAAAGTCAACCGTGGCTGCTGTGCCACCAGCTTCACTTACAAAAACAGGACGAATATATTTAACAGGTCGACCATCGACACTATAAAAATAGTTGCCGTTTGCAGTGATAGTTTGATCAGCAATGATGTCAGCCCAGTCACTATTGTTAAGGCTTCCTTGCAAGGCAACTATTACGTTAGTGTTGATCGCGGCGACCTTTACAAACAAGTTATAGCTCGAAGTCGAGAAATAATTATTAACGGCAACTTGTACCTCACTGCCATTACCAGGAGCACTCAGCTGCGTACTGGTATCAAAAATAGTATCTTGAAAATAGGTTACGCCTGCCATCGCGCTTGTATAGGTCTTTTGTTAAGAATAACAGGGGGAATGTTATCAGCGTGGGACCTCGTAACTTCCCGCATGTATGCAGGATTATTTAATTGAAAACGCGGATCATCTTCACCTGTGTATGACACCACGAAATCGCAGGGGCTGTGTTGTTCCTTTCGTGTCATGTTGAAAGGATCACTGAAACCTGCAGTCTGCATCTGATAATCATTGTACATATTCCTGTATGTCACAGGAAATGACTGGCTATAGCCCGGTACAGCAGCAAACCTCATCATTTCATAAACTCTGGTGCTTTAAAAGCGTCCTGCAATAATTTCAATACATTAAAAGATTTAGGAGCTGTTGGGGTATCAAGAGTACGATTAATTCCTAAACCAGCTCCGCTCTTTCTTTTCTGAGCTTTGCTGACTGCCTTACGCACTTTTTCTGAACTCTCAATGTCTACCAGAGGTGGTGCAGTTGGTTCTGGCATAGAAGAAGAGACTCCTGCTGCTTGCTGAGCACCAGGTAGATATTCTTTATACTTGCCACTCTTGTAAACAGACCAAGCCCCTAAACCTTGTGAGTCAAGAATTGATTTTGCTGCACGGACATTGGTTTTGGGATCATATAGCTCCTCATTTGCCTTCAAGCCTAAGTTGCGACGACGCTCAGAACCCAGCCTGTAACCAGGCTCATCAATCATGTTGATTTGATAAAGCCCAAACGAGTAATCTCCGGTGCTCCTGTCAGGATTTAAAGCCTTAGGGTTCAAGCCGGATTCAGCTTGACTAATCGCGACCATTGTCGGAATTAAATCTTCTTTTACACCTTCTTGTCTAAGAAGCCCTGCAAGTTGTGACTGGGATACTGACTTCACGGTACTATCGATGATTGGTTTCGAGAATGATACGGGTGCCAACAGCAACATCAGCAGGGCCAGGGAGCGCCTGAATAAATTCTGCACCTTCCCTGTTAAACCGGTAACGGGCCTGCTCAGGATTTCGGTAATTAGGTACATATAAGTGCAATGCCAGACGATCAGTCTCGTACATGTAAATTTGAGTCCACGTTTTTAACGTTTCTTTGAAATCTGTGGTTGCGATCGTACGGTCGACATCACCAGCAATTGACTCAATTCGACCACGTGGCACCGTCGCGTTGTTCATGGTGCCAGTCATATCCGTGCGCTTCTCTGCCTCGTCACAACGCTCTACTTGCTCCACAATCTTGCCGTACCAAAAAGAGTCTGGAACGTTGTCCAGAGCCTCTTCTAAGCGAGCTAGGTCACCTGCTGGGATTGATGTGATGTTATACCCCAGGTGCCAACGCACTTTAGATTTTAGAAAATTATCAAGCTGCATTTAACACTGCCAAAGCGTTACTGTGCACGTCTTACATGCATCAATAACAGATTAACACGCGCACATAATCACTCGACACGCACAATATTTTCCTTGAAAATTTCCTCCCAATCAACACGTTTGATTGATCTTAATTGCTCAAGACGTTGAAAGCGTTCACCTGGGAGCGTAAGCTGAAGATCTTTAATGTCACGGGCTGTTTTAAGGCCGACCCCAGGGAGTGCATCTGCGATTTGACGAGCAGAAGCCATGTTGATATTTACTCGCATATCAATTGGGAAGGTTTCCTTCTTTGTAGGCTTTGCTGGCTTTGCACCTTCAGCTTTAAGATCCTCAGTCAAGCGAACTTCATTACGCTCTTGCTCCACCGTTGCATCTAGGTGTGGAACGAGGTCGTCTTCATTGATGTAAAAAACTTCTTCGTTCGCATCAAGGCACATCAGAATACCTTCACCATGCTGAGATACAACCTCGACAAGACCTCCAGTAACACGGTTCTGGTACAACATAGCGATAGACGATTACTGATATAGCATACCAAAATTAATCTAACTGGACAATAAAAAGCGGGCCGTGAAGACCCGCTGTGTTGATATTGTGAGTAACGATCAGGAATCGCTACCGCCCACTTGAGAGGCGAAGTCCAGGCTGCCAATGATATCCATGAAGGAGGTAGCAGCTGCAGGACGCAGGTAGTTAACGCGGCAGATGATGTAAGCAGCTTTACCGGCGTCCTTATCATCAGAGCTGATGAAGACACCGTCGCCGTCCACGGAGGTGGAGGTCACAGCGTTGACGTTGTACACCTTGAAGGTGGTGTCAGCGGTGACGCGGAACATCATGGCGTTTGCAGCGTCCTGGTCGTCGATACCGGCGGTGGTAACGGCGGTCCAGAAAGGTGCTTCTGCCACGGAAACATCGGATTCACCCTGGGCGATAGTGCCTGAGGAGAATGCGGTGGTGACGGCGGTTGCGGCAGCCAGACCGTTGGCCTGAGTCGCAGGAACGCCGAAAGGAGAGCCACTGTTGTCGGGACCGAACAGCAGGATCTCGGTGTTGGTGCCATCGATATCTGCAGTCAAAGGAGTAGCAGGATATGAAGGCTCACCAGCAGAAGGAATGTCCTGGCCGATAGCAATCGAAGCGCTGTAAATGTAAGCGGGACGATCAGCGTCAGCTTGAACAACCAGTGAAGTGCGGTCATCACGCACACGGTCGTCAGGACGACGGTCGGGAGAAGGAACCGTCAGGTTGAAGCTCTTGTTGTTGGCTTTGTCAGCAGTCAGGTTACTGACTTTGACATAACCAACCATCTCGAAGAGCTCGAAGCCAGGCCAGCCAAAAACACCTTCGGTGTTATAGGAGGACAGGCGGTTGATTTGATTACCGGGCTGCAAAATTGCGCCCTTTTCAGCAGTGTAAGATGCCATTAGTTACATACCTCCTTTATTACTCAGTAATGGTGAAGGCGGTGGTCACGAAGTCCTTATTCAGGTTCGCGAAACCGGCGTACAGCTGCCAAATCAAGATGATAAAGCGGCTGAAGTCGTCATTGTTGTTGATCAGGACCTGAGCATTCGGGCCACCGATACCAACACCGACCGCCTGAGGACCGAAGAACAATCCAGGAGGCGTCGAACGACCTGCAACAGCGCCAGAACCATCACCGATGTCAACAGTTGCAGTTTTGCTTGGCATGTTAGTGGTCTCGAAGAAACGCACACCCTCGAACACGAAGCCGGAAGGCATGACGGGCTCTCCAGCCACGAATTGTGCCTGACCATACTGACCACCCTGGTACAGAGCAGCGTTAGGAGCAGACATACCCATCAGAGGGTTGGGGGCACCCATGCCAGGATAACGAGCTACTTCACGGAAGCCCTGGTCAGCACGCAGGTCCTTCATGAAGGAAGGATCAGCGATACAACGGTAGTAACCGTCTTGGAACACAGGGACGTTGCGCTTACGCAGGCTCTTAACAACGTTTAGAAGGTCCGTCTTAACGTTGAACTTGAAACGCTCAGAGGCGTATTCGGTTGCGCTATAGGCACCAACAGTGACACCAGTTTTGGTGTGATTGTTTGGATAGTAGTAGCCGCCTTGGGTGTCGCCGGACTGGCCACGAGACTCAGCCTTGAACAGCTCGTCCAGGAACACACGATCGCGCCAACGACGATAGTCGTCGAGCAGGGTCAGTGAACCGATGGACTGGTGGAACATGTTAAGGTTCCCGGTGTCCAGCAGAAGACGCTGAGCGGTCATCAGGGTCTCACGAGCAATCTTAAAGGTGCTCGGAAGATTGGTGTTATTCGGATCCGCAGGGCCGGTGTACTCACGCAGAGACACAAGCACCTTGTCTTTAACGATGGAACGGCTGTTAGCAGTACCGATCGTTTGGTCTTGGGTACGCTCGCGGCTGGTCTTGGTGCCTGGGTTACCGAAGAAGCGGTAACGATCCAGCTGCACGGTTTGACCAGGCTGCTTGGTGAAGTCGTGGACTACAACGGGCTCGCAAGCCATCTCCACGACATAAGCTGGATGGGGACGGTATAGTTCCGCACCCAACAGCTTCGGAAAGTCGTTATCGATGAACATAATAAATTTCTCAGCTAAATTTTAGGCGCTGATACTTAAGGAGAAAATCCTCCAGATATGGAAATTTTCATTCCATTAAAAAGATTATAGCAATGCTTTATCAACCTGGTTATTTAAGTCTCAGCGAAAATCTCTGAAATCTCTTACTGAACGGTATTCTCTACCACTAGAAGATGTACCCCCGTCCATGGGAGACGCTGGTCTAGTAGAACCCGCCATCCTCGGTACTTCTGGTTTCTTGTTACCAGGGATTTCAAAAACCCCTGCTTTATGGAGCTGGCTTGCTGCGCCCATCACCTCGACTCCGGATTAACAAACTGCATCATGGGATTGCCGCCAACCATATTCCCAGGTGAATACTGTGTAGGAGGAACAGTGCCCATGCGACCCATTGGATTTACATAGCCATCAATCGGCTGAAGAGCTGGGCTCATCGCTTGAATCTCAGGGTTGATAGGACCCTCGGCAGCTGCTTGCTGCGCTGCAGCTTCTAAAACTGCCTTAGCTATCATGGCTTTACTAACTGCTTTTTTAGCTTTACTAGAGTCCATCATTTCTTAGCTTTTTGAATAGGCATAGGAGGGTAACCAAGAGGGAGTTGACCCGTTGCAGGCATCATCTGCATCATTTGATATTGCTGCTCAATACCAATTTGGTTTTGTACCATCTCAGCGGAGCTCAACATTCCAGGGACAAATAGACCATTCCGAGGAAGGGGAGAACCAGGGAGATTGAGTTTGAGATAAGAGTTATCCAAATCACGTGGCATCCTGGGCTGAGGAGCATTTGGATTGCCCACCTGCGTCTGCATGTCTTGCATCCGGATAGGCGCATATTCATCGGTATTACCAGCCATGACCTGACGTGAAGTGTCGCCAGCACCAAACTGAATAAGACCGGGAGCACCAATCGGACCACCAGCAGTACCGATCGCCTCCAAAAACTGATCAGCCTTTTCTCTTGCTCCTGCCTTTTTTTTTGCCATAACTTGATAAAAAATTAGGGGCAGTTTCCTACCCCCTATTTTAGACTTAGTGAAGTCTAGGGATCACTCCATCACCAGGAGTTTGTTGCGGAACACCTCAGGATTCTGCTGAGCAGAGTTCAGGTAACGCCAGGCGTTAGAGGGGTCACGATCGGCTAGGTTGCCGAAGCTGTTCCAGAAGTCACCAGCGTTAGCGGCTGATTGGGGCTGGGGAGGGATGGGCATCTGAGGACGGGCAGGAGCAGCTTGCTGCTGATACTGCTGGCCTACTTGCCGAGCACCTTGAGGCATGACAGGAGCGGCTTCATCAGGGATAGGATGAGGGCCGTTCTCGCCAAAGAACTCACAGGTGTAGTCAGCGAGCACGTCGGGGTCAGTCAGGATGGCTTCATAAGCCTTGTGCTCGTTAGAGAGCTCCTGTAGGAGTTCACAAGCTTGGA